CGCTGGTTTGGAGATACCAAATAGCTTATAAATAAGCACCATCATATTCAAAGCTTTGTGACGAACCTTTGGATCTTGATCAAATGCTTTAATCTTTTGGAATGTATGCTGACCTTTGAAATCACCTTCAATTAGCATCCAATCTATCTTGTAACTCTTGACACCATTAAATGAATCATTCTTTAATGAAATGATTTTTGCCAAAGCTGTTGTTCCGTCTGGTATTGTCGAGAAACTTCTAGAAAACGCATCCTCTGCGCTGCCAGATAAAGCTCCTAAATCGCTGCTCCAAAAACTCATTCTTCTTCCTCCGATAATAAATCTGAATTGTAATATTCGCTTATTGTTTCTCGTATAACTGCTAAGTCATTGTCGATATACATTTCCTCAAACATAGAAATAGGACTCTTAGCAACACTTGTGCCATCATGCTGAGTAAGAAACTTATATTGTCTATCAACTATCTGACTGTGTAATACTATTGATACTCTTTCTGATATTCCCACATAGTCAGCAGTCATCTTGCCGACTGTTTTTGGCTTAATCACGCCTGCATGGTCTTTTTCAGTATGACACATAATAAAGCAAAACAAGTCTGTCCTGAAATTCTTGCATGTTTCTAAGATGGTAAACATATTGCTAGCCATCTCGGTAAACTTATCGAATGTCTTTTCTCTACAGCGTCTCATGAACTCATTGTTCATTAGAAAACTAAAATCATCGATGACTACAGTTTTTATATCAGGACGCCTTTCATTGATAGCGATAAGATATTGGTTGATCATTCTGTAGTCGTCAGACTCTAAGAAATTAAGACTTTCTTCATTATAGACTTTCTTGTAGCCTCTAAATGGAAGAGGCTTACTAAGGACATTGATGACGTATGTTTCTTTTGGATCTAGATTGCGCATAGACGTTGATTTTCCGGTACCGCTCTCACCGAGTACTACAATTAGATTACTCATACAGCCGCCTTAATGCTCACGTGCAATTTAGAAGGCTTCTTACTTATCAACTGCGCCATCAACTTCAAATCATCAGGAGATCCATATTTCTCAGCATCACGAATAACAGCTTTATCTAATTCATACTTTGTGACTTGCTTCACGGGATTAAAACATAATGGCAAGCGATGACCTACGATCATATATTCTTCTTTGTTCAATGTATAATTGTAGCCAGTTTTAACGGTAACCTTGAATTTATCACAAACATAAGTTTTACTGCTATCATCATTATGCTCTAGCAGCGCACAAAGACGTGCTTCTAACTCTTCTTTAATGCGCGCTAGCTCAGCTATCTCATAATTAATCGTATTTAATGTCTTTGTGTATTCTATTATCTGATCTCGTTGGTTCATCATACTTCCTCTCTTTAGTTTACGTACTGCGGCGATTGCCGAACAGTGATCATATGATATTTGACATATCATGTCTATAGGTTACACTACCATTGAGGTAAATAAATATGAAATTAGAAGATGTAAAAAATTATTTTGGAAGCAGTTATCAGTTCCGCAAGAAAACGGGCATGGAGCACGCTAACTACCTTAATTGGGAAAAGAAGGGATTTATACCGATTAAGACGCAAATCAAGCTAGAGAGGCTTACAGAAGGATTATTGAAGGCTGATTTAAACGATATAGATAGAGGATATGATGACAGAGAGCGAACGGAAGGAACTGGAAGAACTGAGATTATTTAAACAGGCGCATGAAGGGAAGGCTTTGAATCGTGCATTTTCTCGATTGCAACAGTTGATTGATATATCTAGCCATGATCCTTCAATTAATATCCGTGCGTTCAGGGCTATAACGGAATGCTTAATTTGTCTTCGCGAGGAGATCCAAAAATGACAGAATCAGAAGAAATTATCATAAAAGATATCATAGCCAATTCACTTAGTTGGTACAAAGGGAGTATTATTGATGATACATTTATCAACAAAGTTTCTGAGGAAATTCGTGATGTACTCAAAGCTAAAAAAGTTTATGAAAAGCCTAATTAATTGCAAACACGAATGGGAGCAAAGCTCATTTTTATTTGTTCATTGTAAGAAATGTGGTATCAAACAGAAAGACTAAATGAACGATGATATTTTTTATGAATGCATTCGACGCGAAGGTGATGAAACTATTTATCATCTTGTACATGAATGGAAAGAAATTAAGACATTTTTTGGCATTATCCATGCTTATCAATGCAGTAACTGTGGATATTTGTTAAACAAAAAGCAATTTATTAAGAAAAATTGTAGACTTCATTTAGATATTTAATATAAAGTGATTGGCCTAAAAGCTGTTGGCACAGCTAAAAGGCCATGCGCGTAGCGCGGTGGCAATTTCAACCTTTTTAGAGAAGGCGAAATGTGCTGTTAATTTACACAAAATATTTCACCTTTGCAAGTGAATTTTACGTCTTTTCGAAGAGGGATTTTTATTATGCGTAAATTATTGATTAAACAATCATTAAAACATGCGCCAGGATATGGTTTAAGATGGCATATTGGCCGCGTTAAATTTATGGAGGATGTATGGGGAAGATTATGTTTGCGTGCTAGTCTATAGCAAAGGAAGGGGGAGGGGTGAGTCCCCCTGGAATACTAAAAAAGCGTATAAGGATTTTACTGTATGAGTATAGCACAAGTGATAAATATCAAGCAAGATAAGGTGTTTGGGGAAAATCAAGGTGTCTGGGAATATAGAAGTTATGATAATGAATTTATTTGTTGTACGGTAAGAACAAAATATTTATCAAACGATAAGTGGGAAAAAAAAATAACCCCATGGACAATGCAAGATGGAAAGTGGATCAACAAATTTCATTCTAATATTAAAAATAAATTAATTTATAACGAGCATTTATTAAAAATACATCCTAAAAAAACAGTTTTAATTGTAGAAGGTGAAAAAACCACTGATGCAGCATCAAAATTATTTACTGATTATGTATGTATAAGCTGGATGGGTGGTGCGCAAGCAGTTAAGAAAGTATTACTTGATAATCTAGTCGGAAGAAAAATTATACTATGTCCTGATAATGATGAGCCTGGTTATGGAGCCATGGAATATCTTTATCAAGAACTTAGAAAATTAAAATGTGATGTGGCATTTGTAGATATTAAAAGACTTGGACTTACTCAGGGTTGGGATTTAGCTGATTTAAATGATCAACATGGTGAAATAGATTCAGAAGATATCTTTGAATTAATACAAGAAACAAAATTTAATAATAAAGACTTGCCGGTATTTTATAAATTAATGGATAAAATGACATTTCCTGATTTATCTACTAAATTTAATCCCATAAATACATCAGAAAATATTGAAGAATTAGGTAAATTTTATAAATTAGAAATAAAATTTAATATGATGTCTAGAAAAATTGAATGCGAAGCTGATGGCCAATTATTTAGTCTCCAGAATAAAAATGATTGTTTTTTTACTTATCTATCAAATTTATGCGTTCGAAATGGAGTTCCTAAAGTAGATTTGCATAATCATTTAATTTATATCGCTGATAAATATCGTTATCACCCAGCTGTTGAATGGATTGAAAGTAAAGCATGGGATCGAATATCAAGAATAAAAGATTTTTTAAAAACTATTCAATCAGAAAATCAAGATTTGTCGAATAAGATAATTTATCGATGGATGATTGGTTGCATTGCTTCCCTTTATACGCCGCAAGGTATTTCTTTAGAAGGAATGCTCGTAGTTCAAGCACCACAGAAAATGGGTAAAAGTCATTGGTTTTTGAATCTTGTCCCTAGTGATAAAAGAAACTTAATCATAGATAGCGAATCTATAAATACTGATGATAAAGACGACGTTAAACGCGTTACAGGGCGTTGGATTTGTGAACTAGCAGAAATAGAGTCTACGATCAAAAAAACGAGCATAGAGTCTCTGAAAGCCTTTATAACGAAATCTATTGATTGCTATCGAGTCCCTTTTGGAAGAACTGATGCTGATTATCCTAGAATGACCTCATTTTATGGCTCTGTTAATAGCGCTGAATTTTTAATTGATCAAACTGGAAACAGAAGGTTCTGGTGTATAAAAGCAAGTTCTATTAATCATGATCATAAAATGAATATGCAGCAAGTTTGGGCAGAATTTAAAGAATTATTTGATAATGGTCAATCTTATAGACTAACTGATGAAGAACAAAATCTGATAAATGAAGAAAATAAATTTTTTACGATAATAGATCCATTGGAACAAGCTATTTTAAATGCTTTTGACTGGACTAATCCGTATAGAAATTATCCAATGACCGCTTCCCAAGTATTAGAAAAATTAGGCATTACAATAGCTCATCATAAAATAAATGGCTTTACTCGAAAAATAGGTTCGATACTTCGTAAATTATTAAAAACAGAACCACGCCAAAGTAACAAAAAACTGTTATTTGACATGCCAAATTGCATAATTAAAACAAATATAGATAGTATTAAATACTAAATAAGTGTAGCAAGTGTAGCAAAAGCATTGATTCTATAGAGATAGGAGACCTATAGGGATAATTATATACAAAATGCATTAACATAATTACAAATTGATTGTTAATATATATATTTGATATTAATGGTTTCTATAGGTCGCTATTCTATATGAAAGTAATGCTTTTGCTACACTTGACCCACTGTTTAGTATAATTGTTATCCAATTTAGGATGATCTTAAAATGAAATTTCCTGAATACATGGAAAAAATTTGCGCTGAAAATAAGATAGAATTTATAAAAGGTGATCTGCAACATTTATTTAATGCGATTAAACGAATTCCATTTCATTTGAGGCGTGAAACTATTCATGAGTACGTGAATGTATGGTCGAGCTCGATCATGTCTTGTAGCAGCCCTATTGCGTCTAAATGCATGAATGAAGGACGTAGAGCTGCGAATAATTATCTAAAAAGATGCTGCAATGAAGAACTAACTTGATTGATTACATAAATCCAAGCCGCAACTCGCACGATAAATGAAGTTTCGCAGAGTACAGCAAATTTATAATATTTTTGATTTTCCATCCTGTATTTCTCCATTGTTTATACGTTCTTGAATTTCTTCTCGATGAATAGAAATATCTATCGGAGCATCTATGCCTATACGTCCTTGTCCATAGCTTCCAATGCCTAGAAAAGTTATTTTTATATTTTTATTGATGATGATTGATTGATTTTCTTTTCTGGTTAAAATGAGCATACTCCATCCTTTTAGTGTAATATATAATCTATAGCATACAGTAGATATATTATTGCTGCTATACAAGCTAATCCTAAAATGCATTGGATATATTCTTTAATCATTAGTGTAAACCTCTTCGTTTCATTTCTTTAAATAACATATCAGCAATTTTTTCTTGCCATGTTGAAAATCCTGTATCTCGGACTATGAATTCATGGAATGTTCTGATTGCAAGCGCTGCTTCCTGCTGGTTTTTCTCATTAGACTCATCTTTTAAATCATGTTCTAATTTCTTAAATATCGCTTTAAGGTCTTTAATGATGTTCATTGCATATTCAATTGCATATAGCTTTGCTGCTTTTACTTCTTCATTCATTTTTTATTTCCTTAAATTATTTTCTATTATATGTTCGTAAGCTTTAGGAATTGGATCGGGATAGCAGAAATACATGACTTTAAATATGTCGCATTCAATATCTTCCTTGTGTTCCCAGTCTTTCCAACCATCGTCCCATTCTGCTAACCATAGAGAAATATTGTTATTTTCTTTATTTCGCACAGCTACCAATACACAACAGCATGACAATATTGGTTGATGTTCTTTTACTGAGTACCATTTCATTCTTTTGAATCCTTAAATTCTGGCTCTCCACAAAAGTATCCATAAGATACCGGCAATCTTTTTTGCATAGCCATCTCTAATTCTGACATTTTGCGCCCACATTTGTTTTTGCAGTTTGGTGATGCGCAATAGGTGCGGTCTTTGAAGCATATTCTCATTTTATTTCCTTTAGTTCTTCATTTTGCTGTGCAACAATCTCTCGAAGAAACAATCTAGCATCATAAATTCCTTCGTCAAAGATTGACACTCACATAATTCTTTATTGAAATCATTCATTTTTAATCACCAAAATATAATCACATGTTTTATTGGAGCAACTTGCTCGCGTTTCTATTATTTTAGTGCATTGTGAGTTCCAAAATATTGCCGCTGTATCATTAATTTTACTATGACATTTTTGACACTTCTGACATCCTTGCATATGTGTTGTTATACTTTCTTTCGTAAAGTCATTCATTCCAATTCCTCACTCCCTACACATTGGCCATTTTCAAATGTAAATTTGAATAAGATATCGCAGTGTCGGCATCTATAAATGTCAGAATAGTAATTAACCTGTTGACGTTGCTCATTGTAATGATTGTTGCTAGACCTGTGGTCACATTTAGGAAAATTATCGATTAAGGATTGGAGTTTTTTTAATATTTCGGTTAATTCTCTATCGCTATGCATAACCGGATAATCATCTCGAGCATGCAGGATTATATTCTTAATTCCATCTAACTCATCTTTCGTGAAGTCATTCATCTTTTACCTACATACGCTTGACACTTAAAGCAAAAAAGAAGATTGCCGCTGCCTTCTGACCAGATGTGTTCACAATAGTTATCGATCATGGACTGGATTTTGTTATAAACATCAAATTTTTCACACTCAATACCTAATAGAGCTAATATTTCGTATAGCTCGCCTTTCGTGAAATCATTCATTTCTAATTCCATCCTTCTTTTGTACATATTATATCTTTGCATCGAGAACAGAAAAATCTATCTGGCATTTTTTGCTCATCTAAAGGCATATTGAAGCCTGCAAATCTATGACCAATTAATTTACATATCCATTTTTTCATCTGTTGAATTCTCCTTGTCTTCTTTTATGTAATATTGCGGCATCAGTTCTAATATTATTTCATCTATTCTTGTTTTTGCATCTATAATTGGCTTTAAGCTATCGATAATGAATTGTGGGAGTTTATTTTCATTCATCTGTAGAATTCTCCTTCTTCTTATGCAGCTCGCAATCTTTAATCAACGGGGAATTCATATTAGTCATTGGAGATACCATGAGCACCTCACCACATTTATCACATTCGCACCTAATAAGTTTCATTTCTATCGGGTCAGATATTTTTGAAAACATCATCTTGACCGAATTTGGATTGTCATCTATATCAGGATAGAACAATTTAAATTCATCTTTAGTCATCTGTAAAATTCCCCGCATTTATTGCATTTATAGTGATGAGACCTTTGATGCATATACTCTTCACCATCGTTTTCATGCTCACATTCTTTCACGCATTCATCTCTTGATATTTCATGATAATAACCGCATTGCTTAGAGCAGCCAGTTCTCCATTTATTATCTTCACAAAGCCCGGCATAATCTGCCATTTCTGAATTACAATCTGGGCATTTATTTATTTTAGAGACTAACAGGATAGGGCATTCTTCTGTCGTACCTGTGTGGACTGAACAGCATGAAGATAATGAATCTATAGCAGATTGTATTTTTTCAATGGGTATACTTCCTTCGAAAGGAGCGGGTTGTATTTTTCTATCTTCCCACATCATTTCTGACCAATATTTAATTTGTGCTTCGATTAACTCTGATTTTGTAGGGTATAGTTCATCTTCTCTATACCATCTCTCTCCCTGAATACAATATTTATAATCCGCTACTAAATCTATCTCCATTATTGGATCACAACCAATATTGCCTTCTAAATCCATGAAATATACTCTATCGCCAATTTTATATTTTGTTTTTAGTTGAGTTAGCTCTTGGAGTTTATAAATACATGCATTTATATCTAAATAGCTTTCATGCTTATGAAATAAACCATCTTGCAATCTTTCATAATTAATTTGATACAAATTCGCTTCAAGACAATTTACTCGAATAGTAGCGGAAAATTTGCAATCAATTTTTTCGGCTAACTCTATGCATTGCTTTAATTTCTCAAAATCAATCATCTGAATCCCTCTCGACTAATTCATTTATTGCACTCAAATAACCGCATGAGTAAAACAATAAACATAACAATTCTTTGCTTGCATCCTCAATCACCTCTTTATTAAGTAAAGTTTGCAACAATACCTGAAAGTCTAAACGAACCGCATTTTTCTCCATGAATTCGACTATATCGGAAGGCATATTTAGACGTTTTATTATCTCTATCTCATCTTGAATGCTCATAGATCAAATAAATCCTTCTGTATGCGTTCATCTTGCTTTAATATCATTCTCGCGAAACTTACTAGTCCATTCCATGCGTGCACATTTGAAGTCTCATCGAATACAACTTCTTCTAGTTCATTCCATACTTCTGTTTGGACTTCACCATTTTTGACTCTTGCGAAGATTGAGTGATCGTCGCCCATGATTTCATATAGGGTTAGTTTTTTCATTTTGATTCCTCTCTCATCATTATCAATACTTTATTCATCGACGAAATTGCATCTATCAAATGTCTTAATATTTTATTATTTGAATCAAATCTTTCATTCATTTTCATTAATTCTTCTGATATTTTTATTAAATTATCATTATTTTTAATATTATTCATTTTCATTCCTCTAAAGTTTTCTCAATCTCATTAGCTATACTGATTAATTGCCTTTGAATATCCTTTAATCCATCGATTGATTGTTTCCATGCTGACAATCCTCTGGATTTATTGCTCTTATTGCTGATTCGGATATCATATCCTTGAGGGCTGTTAATTATTAATAATTCTAGTTTCATCTTAATATCCTCTCAATTTTTGTCTATCTTCATGAGCCTTCATATATGTTTCATGAGCTGTAGGTGTGTCATAATCTGGTTCGTCTGGGCCATCTTCCAAGATATCTATGTGATTACACGCTGCTTCAATGGCTTCTTGTTCAGTTGCGTACCATTCGTCCGAATCTAATTCAGTCTCTCCAGTCCAGTATTTTCTTTCCAGATCATCTAATAATATTTTGTATAACCACTTCGTAGAATTGATTTTTGGATCCCTATCAGCTAGATCGTAACTTGCTTCATAATCCTGGTAAACTTCGTATTCGTAATTGCTATGTTTCATTTGGCACCTAAGCTTTCTTTAAGAAAATCGTTCATCGCTTTTTGATTCATAACATTGAATCCAGCTTTTGTAATTTTACCGGCTACAAAATCTTCATATATTGCTGATAATAATTTCTTTAATTTTGCTTCTCTCATTTCATTCCCCGTTTAATGACTCGATGAAAGTATGATACGCCACTTATCATAGCCCGTCAATACATTGATATATAAATATTGAACACAGCCGATAAACCAGTTAGTATAAGGAAAAAGAAGGGTTATTAGATTGGTTGTCCACAGATTTTGGGGATAAGAATGAATGATTTTGCATGCGACATTGACGACAAAGAATCTCTAAATGCATATTTATTACGCGTTATGGATTATATCGAATATCTAAAGGAGCATTATGCGGTGTTATAAATGCCAAGGTTCTGGCACTATCATGGGAAGCGGAATGATATTTAAGGACTGCGATTGTGATGATGGGCAAGCTTATGAAGTTAAGCCAGTATCGATTGATAAGAGATCTAAAGCGTATCGTGAGGCGATTGAAAAGATTATGGCAACTGGCGATGTTTCCCGAGAGGAAGCAATGAAAGTTTTTGAAACCGAATTTGATAAAATAGTTTGAGGTCGATATGGCCAAACCAACAGGCAAACCAAATGGAAGACCCTCGATTTATACTCCTGAATTAGCAGAAGAAATTTGTCAAGCAATCTCAGTATCTAACAAAGCATTACAAACTATATGCATGTCTCATGAGCATTGGCCTTCCTACGTTACTATTTGGGATTGGATACAAAAAGATAGAAATGGCTTTGCTAAGCTATACGCGGAGGCAAAAGAAGCACAAGCAGATTATTTGTGCGAAAGCATCCTTACAATCATCGACAAGCCGGAAACATTTGTAGATGAAAATGGTAATGAACGTAATGATGTCGCGATGATGCGTCTCAAGGTAGATTCGATGAAATGGCAAGCCATGAAGCTCAAGCCAAAGAAATACGACAAGTACGTTGAAGACCTACAAGCTGACAACGAACGCGTTAAGAAAGAACTACAAGAACTCAAAGATAAGCTCGATCTAGAAAACTTAAGGGAATATTAATAGTGGGGCTTAGCTCAGCTGGTAGAGCATCAGGTTTTGATCCTGGTTGTCGATGGTTCGAGTCCATCAGTCCCTGCCATGCTGGGATGCTATGAAAATAGACCTCGACAAAGAAAATCTAGCCAGCGAACTTCGCGGTAGCCTGCTAAAATTCACCCAATTCTTCTATCCTCTATTAACAAGTCGTGAATTCCTAATTAGCCATCCATTAGGTCGTGAGTCTCATCAAATCATTATCTGTAGAGCCTTATCCCAAGCGGCACGTCTAGAAATCTCTGAACAACGACTAATGATTAATGTTGCTCCTGGAAGTGGAAAATCTACGTTACTTGCTGCCTGGGTAGCATGGACCATGGCTAGTTATCCAGATTCACGTTTCTTATATATAAGTTACTCGAAGGTTTTAGCCGCAAAGCATACTGAAACCATTAAGCGTATTATTCAATTACCTCATTATAAATATTTATTTGATGTGAGTATAAGACATGACAGTAAAGCACGAGAGTATTTCCAGACTACTTCGGGAGGAGCTGTTGCAGCATTTGGATCGGGCGGAGCAATCACTGGACAAGATGCGGGACTTCCTGGTCTCTCAAGATTTAGTGGGGCAGTTATCCTTGACGATGCCCATAAACCAGATGAGGTCCATAGCGACACAATTAGACTTTCTGTTATCGAAAATTATCGAGAGACAATTCAGCAGCGAGCCCGAGGCATCAATGTCCCCTATATATTCATCGGACAGCGCTTACATGAAGACGATCTCGCAGCCTATCTCATCGAAGGTAAAGACGGCTACAACTGGCAACAAGTAATATTAAAGAGCTTGGATGAGGCTGGCAATGCAATGTACCCCGAAGCACATCCACTCGAAATGCTTAAGATTAAACAAGAACGTGATCCATATGTATTTGCTAGTCAGTTTCAACAGAACCCAATACCTGCGGGCGGCGCATTATTCAAACCAGAATGGTTCGTACTATTAGATGAAGAGCCAAAGATAATCGCAAGCTTCATAACCGGAGACACAGCAGAAACATCGAAGAGCTACAACGATGCGACGGTATTTAGTTTCTGGGGAGTGTATGAGATTGAAAGCTATGGTCGTAAAACTGGTGAGTATGGTCTGCATTGGCTGGATTGTCTTGAGACGCGCATAGAACCAAAGGACTTGAAAGATACGTTCTTAGATTTCTGGGCGGAATGTATGCGTCATCCATCGCCCCCAAAGTTGATTGCGATTGAGAAGAAATCCACGGGTGGTACATTGCTGAGCCTAATTGATGATATCCGTGCAATCCAGGTTCGTGATATACCGAGGACCCGAGAACAAGGTAGCAAGACCAAACGGTTTTTAGAAGCACAGCCTTACATAGCGGAACGACGATTATCATTTACTCTGGGCTCGCGCCATGTCAAGATGTGTATTGATCATATGTCAAAAATTACAGCGAATGAAACACATCGATGGGATGATATTGCAGATACTTGTTCAGATGCCATTAAGTTTGCTTTAATAGATAAAATTATAGTTAATGCGACAGTTGCTCAAACAGATTATAATCAACTAGCAAAAAGATTGAATGTGACTCATAATAAGATTGACAAGCTCCGGAAAGCTGCATATACACGCTAATAACTTTGTTACGGACTCTATGTTATGCTAGTAGCACAAAAATACCAAGACCGCTTACCAAAAATCAAGAATCGTGTACGTAATGCGCATGATTACTTTAGAGAAAATTACGATCGTTACAATGAATTTATCAGATTTGTATTTGAATCAAATCTTACTGGCGATGAAGTAACATTGCTGCAAACCATGAATCGTCCCCAATTAGAATTTAATACATTAGAAGCACGCATTAGTCGATTACTTGGTGAATTTAGCAAGCAAGAGCCTGATGTGATTCTTACTGCAGATGATGAAGCTAAAGCCGATTGGCTTACCATGAAAGTAATCGAACAGCATTTGCGGCACGTTTTGCTGGATGTTGATAATGAGCATACTAGATACCAAGTGTATAAAGATTTATTAGCTGGTGGTTTTTCGGTTATTAAGGTCTATACCGATTATGCCAACTCAATGTCAATGGACCAGGTCATTAAATTTATAAGAGCTGAACCTACCTTGTGTGTCTTCGATAAAATCGCACGGATGTCACACAAAGGCGATGGCGGTTGGTGTGCTGAACTTTTCCCAAAAAGCAAAGAAGATTTTCAAGATGAATTTCCCGAAGCAAAGACAAGCGCTATAAGTTTTAGCCGTGATTTCTCAGGTTTTAATTGGTCATACATTAATGACAACTCTGAGATTATTTTAGTTGCTGATTACTATGAGAAAGTTAGGCGCCATCAAACGATTGTTAAAGTTCGCGATGACAATGATCCATCCGGAAAAGTCATGACATTAGAAGCTTATAACAAACTCGTCGATGAATGGGATGATATTACTGTTCCACCTGCTCAAATTGGCAAACCTAGAAAGACTATGATTGACCGAATAGATCGCTATCGTGTTATTGATAATCAGGTTTTAGAATATGAACAAACTGATTACACGATGCTGCCTCTTGTATTCGTTGATGGTTCTAGTGTTATGGTAAAGACACCTAAGAATGGCAATATTAGACAAGTATGTAGACCATATGTTTACAATGCTAAGGGCGCGCAAAGGTTAAAGAACTTTGCAGGTATTGCATTAGCAAATGAAATTGAGAACGCTACTCAAGCTAAACTTATGGTTGCAAAAGAAGCAATGCCGAAAGAGGAAGAATTGCTAGATGCATACAAGAACCCTCAATCTGCTAACGTTTACGTATTCAACTCAGTTCATGAATCTAATCCTGAGATGCCAATTAGCAATCCGATTCGTGAAGTTCAGAAAGTTCCAGCTCCTCCAGAAATTGTGCAGGCGTTTACCGGCGCTGATGGTTTAATTGAACAAGTTCTAGGCTCTTACGATGCTAGCCTTGGGATTAATAATAACCAGCTATCTGGTATTGCTATTGTTGAAGGCGCTACACAATCTAATTCGGCTGCTATGCCGTATGTGGTTGGTTTTATGCAGGGATTGCAACGAGCCTCGCAGATTTATGTGGATTTATTGCCTAAGTATTATACTACTCCAAGAACAATCCCAATATTAGATGCTGAGGGTAAACGTAACTTTGTTAAGATTAATACCGATGACGGAATGCCTTTTGACTTTGATACAAATGCATTGAATGTTGTAGTTAAAGCAGGCGCTAGCTTCCAAATACAAAAATCACGTACCATTAATATGGTTAAAGATATGATGGGAATGTCGCCACAATTCGCTGAATTTATCTCAAGCAAAGGATTAAATTTCGTTCTTGATAATATGGAAGGACGCGGTATCGAGCAACTTAAATCCATGGTCGATGAGTGGCAGCAAGAACAAGAGAAAATGAAACAACAAGCCATGCAAATGCAACAACAAGAGATGCAAAATAATCCAGCTATGGTTAAACTCAAAGTTGAGACGCAGAAATTGCAGCAAGATGCAGAGAAGAATAAAGCGCAACATATTGTTGATATGGAAAAGATTGCTGTTGAGCGTGAAAAGATTATGGCTGATAAGGAAATTAGTGAACAACAAGCAGCTGTTCAATTGGTTAAAGCGCAAACAGAACGAATTGTTCATAAAGCCGATAACGAATTGAAGCATCATGACATGTCGCATAGACATTTGCATGAAGCTATAAAGTTACATCATGAGACAACTAAACGGAGTGAAATATGAATAAGAAAATAACTTGGTCTGATTTGAATAATGCAACATTTGCAGAATTGAAAAAAACTTATAAATTGAATGATAAGCAGCTTGAAATGGGTGTCAGGAATCACCTGGATGGAGCGTCAGTCCAAGAAAAACGCGATATGTATTCTAAAGTTTGGACGCCTGAAGAGAAGAGGTAAATATGCCATTAATTAAAGGAGCTAAGCCTGGGACGAAAGGGTTTAAAAAGAATATAGAAACTGAAATGAAAGCTGGAAAACCACAAAGGCAAAGTGTGGCAATTGCATACTCAGAAACCAAATAAAAAAAGAGGAGAAAGAAGAAATGAAAGAACATGACAAGCATATGAAAATGGCTCATAAAAAAATGAAGGAAGCAGAAATGCATCATAAAAAAGCTCATGAAGCTATGATGAAAGAAGCAAAGCATGCCGATAAAAAAGAAGATATGAAGATGTTAAAAAAGAGCGTCAAGAAAGATTGTATGAAATAAGGACTGTTAATGACGACCAAGGATTTACAAGATATATTACAAGCCATGCAAATGTTACATGAACGTTTATTGCGTGTAGAGACATGGATGCTTAATGAGGACAAGAAAAATGAAGAAGAAAGAGAAAATTCCGGTTAATGGTAATGTTAATCCATATGATAAGCGTGAAGTAAAATCTGCAAAGAAAGCTATGGCGTCGACTAATAAATCAGTTAAACCTGTGGCTAAAGATACAAATAAGACTCGTCGGAAAGAAACGAAAGAGCGGATTGCTGGTCCTTTGAGTAATGTGAAAAAACCTAGAGTCGGAAGTCCTGTGCCTAGAAAAAGCAAGAAAGGAGAATAATAATGAGTTTTGTATCTGGTGTTATTATAAGTATGTTAGAGAAAGAATTGACTGCCCAAGGGCCTGAAGTTGAAGCTTATGTATTGCAATTACTTGGTACATTGTCGGCTGATATTGTTGCTTATGTCGAAAAAAAAATGAATCCGCAAGCTCCAGCGGCAGTCGTCCAAACGTCGGAGAGTTAAGATGCCAGCACATTGGATCCAAGGAGCCACAAAGAATAAAGGTGCTCTTCACCGAAAACTTCATGTGCCAATGGGTGAGAAAATTAGTACGAAGAAGTTAGAAAAAGCTGAACATAGCAAGAATCCAAAAGAACGTCGGGAAGCGAATTTAGCTAAAACCCTCAAAGGATTGCACAAGAAATAATAAAGGTTTAAAATTTATTAAACTACACATAGGTGATGCCATGGAATACAAATGCAAAGCAGGTATGATTGATAATCGTATGGTTAAAGACAACCATCAACAAGGTATAAGCCGTGTTCTTCAGCGTAAAAGCGAAAAGATGAAGGCTGATGTTGAAGGACACAAAGGTAGTATGGCTGGTGGTTGGAAGCATGGCAAAGGCGGTCATGAGCATGCTGGTTTCAAACGTTCTGATGCGTCTATGACGCCTCGTAAAGCATAAGTGAGACAATAATGGGCATTTTGCAAGCTCCAACACAATTAGCAGGTACTCCTGGTATTAAGCCTAATTTCAAATACATGACTACTACTGATAGCTATGCGACGATCACTGCTGCGGGCTATCTTAATCAACCATCATTAGAAGTAACACCTGTCGGTCAGGGTGATGTTATCCAGTGTTTATATTCGGTAACTATTCCGGCTGGGACTTCCACTTATGGTGTATTTACAGTTTCTATTGCTGCCGGTACTGGCATAATTACACTCGTGCCTTGGGGTGGTGATAGTGGTGTTGTATTACCTACGATTGCTAATCATATTGCTACGTATACCAATACTACAGGTACTATCGGCGAAGATGCGGCTACTGCGATTAATGGTGGTAATATTCAAGCCGGTCTAAGTGGTACTGCTGGTACAGTTGCATCTTTCCCTGCTACTGCTTCTAAAGGTTCATTAGTTTTAGCGGCTGTTGCAAATACTGGAAATACCGTTACAACAATTAGTAACGTTGCAATGGGCCAAGCTTCAGTAGTTAGTATTCCTGATCCAGGCGCTGCGACTGCTGATTTCGTAGTAGCTCCTGCAGCCTTAGTTTCTGGTAATTTAATTCAAGCCTCAGGAACTGCAGGCCTTGTTGCTGATGCTGGAATTGCTACGACCAACGTGATGTCAAAAATTGCATCTAACGTACTGTCTGGCGCTGGTCAAATTACATTAGCTAAAGTAAATGGGACTGAAGCAACTAATGCAGTAACTGCAAGCGGCAATGCTGGAGTAATTACAACTTCATCATTAACAACCGCCGGCGGTGCTACATACGCTATTACTTGGACAAACACCAAGATAACAGCAACATCTGTGTTTACTTTCTGTATTCAAGGTGGAACAAATACAACTCAAAATATTACATTTACTTGCGTGCCTGGAACAGGTACAGCAACGCTGACGATTTATAACAATACAGCAGCTACAGCACTAAATGGCACTATTTTAATTGGGTATACTGTTCTATAATTACTAGGGCCCGCAACCTCATAACTTAAAATGTTGTGGCTAATATTGCGGGCTTTTTTTTAGAATATTATTTTTGTTGGTTCTTCTACGTTTTTATAGAGCTCATGTTTCCTCAATGTTTTGTCGCTTAACTTTAGTAGCTCTTCATATTTCTTTTTAAGTTCAAGTATTTCAATTATGCGCAAATCGCATTCATTCTTAATTAATCCTTTCGCACCTTCTGTGATATTCTTAACTTCTTTAGAAAATCCCTCTATTTTTTCATTCAGAGGTAACTGTAGTTCTTGGGCTTTTTGTCCAAGCTCAATGGCGAGTTTAACACTATCTTTGACTTCATAAAGTGTATCTTTTTTGATACTTGCATAATCTTCGCGTATATTCTCGAGTTCTGTTCTGGTGTCTTGCAGGTATTGTTCATTATGAGCTTTGATAGTCCTAAACTCTGTGCGAATCTTTGTATACTTCTTATCCATTGATTGGTCTTTGAGGTTAATTTCATTGAGTGTGCCATCCACATCATGAATCTGCGCTCTTATTTTGTTTTCAATCGGTTTCCATATCTCCATGAATATCTTTTCAATATGCGTTTCAATAATCTGTTTTATTTTACTCTCATTGATGCTAAGTTCCTTATTCATTCTTTTTCCTTCATCTTATTTTTAAACCATTTATCAGTCTCATCCAGTGGATATAAGACCCTTCCATGATTACGTAACTGTATAAAATGCGGACCATAACCTTGTGCTCTTGCTCGATTAAACCAAGATGAAGAATATCCGTAACGCTGAGCGGCTTCTTTCTCGGTCAAATACATATCTCCAATCATCTCAATCATATCAAATCCCTATTTTGACACATTTTTCATATTCTATCGTACTATTTTTTGCTAAGCCATTCAATAGAATCTATAGTTCTTCTAACAATTGTTGATAGATGTAGACTCGTGACATATAGCGAGGAGTGGTATTTACCGCGGCAGCGGGGAAACGGCCAAGGGACCCATACTTTGATTTGGGGCATAAGCGTAGCGGCGTTAATAGCTAGAAGGGAGTAATTGATGGAAGAAGTGTTAGGTCAAAATGTAGAAAGCGTATCATCACCAGTTTCAGAATCATCTACTCCTGGTGAGAAGATGTTAAGACAGTCTGAGGTTAATGATATTGTTGGTCGAGCTAAACAGGATGCGGCAAGCCGAGCGGTTGAACAATATAAACGCTCCCAAGAAACGAGCAGCCAAAACCAATCCACTCAACACTCACCACAAATGAGCGAAGAGCGTTTTCGTCAGGTCGCAGCGGAAGAGGCCCAGCGTGTTCGCGATCAAGAACGATCAGAATGGCAGACAAAGTCAGAAACTGAAAATGCACAACGAATCGTGAAAAGTTTTTACGATAAGATGGCAGCTGGCAAAGAGAAATACGACGACTTTGATAAGGTTACAGGCGAAATTGATTTGCAGACTTTCCCTAATGTTGTTCAGCTTTTAGCAGAGCACTTAGATAATCCGCATGATGTTTTGTATGAGTTTGGCAAGAATGCTCTGAAAATGGAGCAGCTCGAACGATTAGCTGAGCGATCACCAAGAATGGCGATTGCAGAGGCAAGACGTATGGCCGAATCCATTAAAGCAAATGATTCCGCTCAAGGCCGAAGAACACCTAATGCACCACTAAGTCAACAACGACCTTCTAACGTCGGAACGGATTCAGGTACTGCCCTGTCTATGCGCGATTTAAAGGCAAGATATAAAGGCTAAATACCTGCTATCCGACCTATTCATTTATAGTTAGGAGCAGCCCAAATGGCAACTTTTCCCGCAAATTTACTGCAACAGGTACAAACATACCAGCGTTCTGGTTTGGCCCTGTTGCAAAATCTATGCTGTCATATATCAACAGCAAATACACGTTTCAAAGACTTCGATGAAATCCAAGCAAACTTGGGATCAGTCGTAACATTTGACTTACCACCAAGAGCCACAACTGTTGCTGGTCTTGTTGCATCATTCCAACCTGCTGTACAACGTGTACAGACATTGGCGTGCGACCAAGCGAATAACAGTTCGTTCGCAGTTACTTCACAACAACGTATCTTCAACTTAGAAAAAGGTGAAGAAGATTACATGCGTGTGTTTGGTAAATCTTTCATTGCTGAACTTGCAACTCAAGTTGAAGGCAACATTGCTTTAAACTGGGATTCAGGTGTAGTCAGTCAAGTGGATGGAACTACAAACGTATTCTCTGGTCCTTATCGTTATTTCGGTAATGGCTCAACAGCGCTAACTTCTTACCAGCAATTAGCTCAAGCCATTATGTTCTTCAAGAACTATGGATCTGTTGCTGAAGGTATTAAAGTTTACTTGCCAGACACTGTTGTTCCTGCAATTGTTGGTAATGGTTTAAACCAATTCGTTCCTAATCGAAATGATGATATCGCAATGTCATGGGAAGTGGGTGATTTTGGTACTCCATTAGTTAAATACTATCAATCAAACTTAATGCCTATTCACGTATCTGGTAATACAGGCGTATTGGGACAAACTTTGACTGTAGTTTCTACTAACGATCCAAGCGGACAAAACGTTACTCAAATCACATTAAGTGGAGCGAGTACTAGCGATGCAAATGCCGTTTTTGCTGGTGACTTATTCCAGTTTAATGATGGTGTTTCTGGTCAGCCCAACATGAGATATTTGACTTTCATTGGTCATTTCCCATCAGCCAACCCTGTGCAAGTACGAGCTGTTGCAAATTCTGCTTCGAACTCAAGCGGCAACGTTACTATTACGATTACACCTGCGCTTAACTGGGCTGGCGGTCAAGACCAAAACTTGAATAATCCAATAGCAGCTGGCATGCAAATGAGCGGCCTGCCTTCGCATCGTTGTGGTGGTATTTTAGGTGGTGAAGCGTTCTATTTAGCTATGCCTCAGTTACCTGAACAATCTCCTTACGACACAGCGAATGAGTATGATGAAGACACAGGTTGTTCATTGCGTTTGACCTATGGTTCTCTATTCGGTCAAAACCAAACAGGTATGATTTATGACGAGACCCATGGTTCAGTCATCGTGCCTGAATATTCAATGAGGTTTATTATTCCTCTTTCTCAGGGATAAAGGTTGATCCGGTAGGAGGGTTTCGGCCCTCCATAGTTCAAAGATTGATGGGGAAAAACATGGCATTTTCAAATAACAACGCGGGCGGCGCAGTCGCTCAGGTACAAAACGATCCCATTTATGCATTGTCACATCTGTATATTAGTGGATTGAATATTTCAGTTGCGTCTACTACAGTACTAGGAATTGCTCCAGGTGCTTGCCGTGATGCGAGCAATAACATTGATATGGAAGTGGGTTTTGCGAATCTTCAAGGAAACGTAGTTCCTGCAACTTTATTTCAAGGTTATATGCAGGGTCTATTGATTAACTCAGCAACTATTGGTGCAAATGGTTTAGACCAAGGAACATTGGGGGCTAGCCTTCAGTACGCTGTTTATTTAATAGCAGACTCACGAGGATACTTACCAGTTGCTGGCATCATGACTTTGACAAGCAATCCACTGCCTTTGGTTCCACAAGGTTATGATTCGTATCGTTTGATAGGATTCATTGAAACTGATGGTTCTAATCATTTTGTATATGCGACTCACAAGCCTCAAAATATGCAGGGTGCTGTAGAATATATAAATCAACCACCTCTTTCTGTATTGTCTGGCGGTAATGCAACTTCATTTACTGCAATTGACTTAACAACGAATGCTGCCGTTCCTACAACTACATTGCCTAACGTAATCGTGACTTTATTAGTTACTTTTATCCCTGTAGCTGCGGGTGATGTTGTGACATTCCGTCCGACAGGTCAAACAACTGGTGCTTACTGGACTATTACAGGTGTTGCAGCGGGTATTGCTCAATCGCAATATCTAGTAGTAACTGCTGGCGTTGGTTCATCTAAGCCAGAAATTGATTACTTGGTAACTTCTTCAAGTGACGCGGTTTCTGTATCAGTAGTAACATGGACAGGCGTATCTAATACAGCTTATCCAGCGTTAGTGTAATATTATCAGGAGGTAGTTATGGCTTACTTAGCGAGGCAACTAGTAACTGCCTCCTGGTTTTTATCAGGTATTGTTGCTCGTAATTTACAGTTCCCAACAGGGGACCAGATGAATGATGGGCTTCAAATGCTGAATGATTTGTTGAATTTTAAACAAATCGAAACCGAATTAGTTCCTTATTATCAGTACATCACTTTCAATGCAGTCCCTAGCCAAGAATATTATTACTTGCCATCAATTTCATTAATCGAAGAGATGACATTCAATTTAGGTGTCGTAAGATATCCAATGATGTCGCAGCCACGAACCAATTACTTTGGTGGCGCAAGAGTAGATAATATCTCAACACTTCCTTTCTCTTGGAACTATGATAGAGCGTTGGGCGGCGGTAACTTAGCCATGTATTTCATTCCAGACCAAGCTTATCCTATCAAGATGAAAGCCAAGTTGTTTTTTACTGACGTCAATATTGATACGGATTTGACGGATGTTACGAGTTTGTTTGGTACGACGATTTCGTTTACTGCACCTCAAATTACGAAGTCATTTACCTCTTCGATGGGAATAAGCGGTCAACTCGTAATTAATAGTACACAAGCCGTGAGTTTTGGTGAGCAAGTTCAGTTTATTGGCGGGAGCATTCCATCTACCCTATCGTTGGCAACCACTTATTATGCTGTACCGATAAATACTGCTACTTTTTATGTAGCTACTTCGTTAGCGAATGCGCAGAGCAATACATTTGTATCTTATGCTGCTGGCTCTGGCAGCGTTGAGTCATTTGCATTAGTGCTTACTTTATCTGCGCCTGAGACTTATGCGGTTGGCGATCAATTGATGTTTACGAGTGTTACAGGCGCATTGCCGACTGGATTGCTGCCTAATGTTATTTATTATGCGAATCCAATTAATTCAACCTCGATGACAGTAGCCACAACATTTGCTAATGCTACCTCTGGCGCCAATATTCTATTTACAGATGCAGGTACTGGAACGCATACGATTTCATTTATTAATCCAAATAACATTCCTTATTATACGCCTTATACTTTTATTAATAGTTCTAATCAGGGTTATGACACAAGTTATCTGGAATATTTGCGTTATGCATTATCGCGCTATATGTGTTCTGAATATGGTGTTTCGTTTAATCCTCAGTCTGAAGCTATTTACAATTCATATGCTCGGAAGTTGATGTATATATCTCCGCCTGATTTGTCTATGAAGAAGCTGTCTATATTGTCACATAGTGAGCAAACTGGTTATAATTGGGGCGATGTGAACCTGGGCCACGGATGGAGACCATAAATTATACAATTTGATTAAATTTAAATCTTAATATTATTTTAATATATGTTACAATAGACGAAACAAAGTCTAGGGTAGCTCCCGAAAGTTAGTACCTCAACTAATCGACTTTGTTCTACATTGAGGATTACTGGAGGGGTATGTATGTCAGATATTATTAAGATTTGTAAAATTCATAAGATCGAACAAATAAAAAAAAAGAGCACAGGATTATTTTATTGTAAAAAATGTGCTTCAGAATATAGTCAACAACGTTATCATGTGACTAAAGATAAATTGAAAATAGAAAGAGCTATATTTTTAGATAAAACTCCAGAAAATGAAATAGTTAAAAGATGCAAGTTACATGGCGATCTCCGTAAACATGAAATTACTTATATAACTTATCAAAACATGAGATGCAGGGCTTGTGATAGAGATTCATCAAAAAGAAGCAGGATAAATAATCCAGAAACAAGTAAATATTATCAAAGGAAAAGAAGATTAGATAATCTTGAAGAATTTCGAAAACGAGACAATGAATATAAAAAGAAAGATTACAAAGAAAGAAAAGATGTCTATCAAGAAAGATCCAAGAAATTTTATCAGAACAATAAAGATAAAGTAAGAAATTATAGATTAAAGAAAGAATACGGGATTACTTTAGAGCAATATAATAAAATATTTGAAGAACAAAAAGGATTATGCAAAATATGCGGATCTGCTGAGAGCGCTATTTCTTCTTATACTAAAGAAATAAAATTTCTAGCCGTAGATCATAATCATACTACCAAAGAAGTACGATCACTGCTTTGCAGTAGATGTAATTGTCTAGTTGGATATTCTTTAGAAGATACTGATATACTAAAGAAAGCAATTGAATATCTTAAAGGATATCAAAATGGTAGTGAGAAGTTCTAATAATCAAGCTATGCCCTTGGACCTGGTCGGTTCTAGTACATTTGGTAGATACGATAAGATAAGTGTCCAAAAAACACTAAACATGTTCGTTTCGGACAATTTTTTAGTCGATTACGCAGGCTACGAAATCATCATTTCATCAACATTATTAGGCAATGGAAGCGAAGGCCGCGGCATATTCACAAGCACAAAGCTAGGCATGCTTGTCGTCGTAATAGATGCAACTGTCTGGCTCATTCGAATTGGCTATAATCAAGTAACCGACCAACCTAACTTCGAACAAATATTCGAAATTGGTAGTCTACAAACATCAACAGGTGTTGTGTATATCACCGAGAATAATAAACCTCAAATCCTATTCTCAGACAATGTGCATCTTTATATCTATGACACAACCATTAGCGGAACTGTGCAAGTCGTTCCTAATTTGAATTTCACACCTGGCTACATAACATTCCATAATACATATTTTCTATGCGCAGCCTCTCAGGATAATACATATTCACCGCCTGCTAATAACACATGGAGACTATCATTACAGAACCAAGGTTATCAGAATACGATCACATTCACTGGTTCCGGCACAACGGTAACCCCAACTTCAGGTGGAAATTTTGCGACCGGTACGCCCGTTATAGCTATTGGTACATCGACATTAACCGCGGGAGCTACTTATTATATCGGAAACTATACAGGCTCGACGTTTGAGTTATTTTTGTCGGCTGCTGATGCTGCATCATTGACTAATCCGCAAAACGTAGATTCGACTGGTAGTCTTGGATCAACCGCGTGGCCGTCAATAGCACAAAACGTAGGTCTAATATCAACCAAGCCTGATAACACGCAAGCAGTCGTAAGGTTCCCATCGAAAGGAAACATGATATTTGTAATGGGTTCCATTGTAACTGAAGCATGGTTTTTCACAGGAACTCAATTATTTCCATACCAACGAAACAATCAGTTCAACGTTGATTATGGCTGTATATCTCCCGCAACTGTAGCATATATGGATGAAATTGTTGTGTGGCTCGCTCAGAATGAGAAGTCAGGACCAATCATCATGTATTCAAATGGTGGCATGCCTAAGAAGATTACGACTGATGGTATAGATTTTCTATTCTCCGAACTACAAAACCCTCAAGATTCACAGGGATTTTTATATCGACAAGATGGTCATTTGTTTTATCACATAAATTTCTATAGCGATAATATTTCATTATTTTATGATTTTAATACCGATAAGTTCTATAACGCTTCAGACCAAAACATGAATTACTTTATTGCTGCTGAAATAGCATTTATTGGTAATCAGTATTACTTTATAACTAAGAATAATGGCAACCTCTTTGCTTTCGATACAGCATTTACTGTATACCAAGATGTTGAATCAAATACTTCGACAACACCTAAGAATTATATTATTCCTAGAATAAGAACTTGTCATAATATCCGACTACCGTCACAAGAATATTTTATCTCCAATGATGTTGGCTTTACGATTGAAACGGGAGAAACGAATTATTATCAGCAACAAGAAAATCTTGGTGATGTTCAACCATTTGCATTATTGGAAGGCGGATTTTTTCTATTATTGAACGGACAAAACTTTGATTTGTTATCAGATACAGCGCCCGTTATTGCTGATACACCTAAAGTATTTTTGTCGATGTCCTATGATGGTGGTGCGGCTTTTGGAGCTGAATGGAAGTATGATTTGCCTGCGATTGGCAAGCGTCGTAATCGATTAATGTGGTGGCAGTGTGGCATTGGAAATGACATGGTGTGCAATTTTCGATTCCAATCAATTGGACGTTTCACGGCTACAGACGGAATTATGAACATTAGGACATAATATGGCAACCGAACAACCAATTCTACAATCCTTATTTCCAGACCTTCCTAGGGAAAATCCTGCTGTAGATAAAGATGGCAATTTTACTGAATTATGGGATTTAGGATTAAGCGCATTATTCCAAGCATTGCAGCAAAACTTTAAGAATGAAGGCATAATAATACCATTGCTTTCAGCGGCAAACATGACAACGATTCAAGATTTGTATACACCGTACATCGGTCAATTATATAATGTATTAACATTAGCATTACCGGATATTAGTGGTCAGACTGTTTATGACACAACAACACAAATTACGAATCAGTTTGTAATTAGTCAAGATGCTACAAACCATGTAACACTAGCGCAGTGGGTTCCATTATCAGTAATGCTGACCAATGCAGGCAATCCAAATGGCAGTGTTGCTGGTGTATTAAATTGGTTGTGTCTTAACACTTCCGGCCCTACACTTTACGTATGTACATTAAGCGGAAACGCTGCAAATGCCACCTGGCACTCTATCTGAGGAATGATTATGGCTCTTACAATGGCGGAATTACAACAAATGTTGGGTAAAGGTGCTGGGATTGGTGGCATTGCATCAGGTATAGGTGGATTGATTGGTGGGAATAAAAATCCAGCTGATAAAGCTAATAAATATATTAATCAAATACCAGGACAAACTGGCCAATATCTTGATCCATATAATCAAGCCGGACAGAATCAATTGTCTGGATTATCTGAGCAATATGGCAAAGGGATGAATAATCCTGGCGGATTGCTTAATGATATTGGTTCTAACTATAAGCAGTCCCCGGGATTTCAGTTTGCTCTACAACAAGCATTAATGGGCTCAAATAACGCCGCAGCTGCAGGTGGCATGGCAGGAAGCCCTCAGCATGAACAAGAGAATATGGGTGTTGCGCAGGGCTTGGTTAGCAAGGATTATAATGACTGGCTACAACAAGCTACAGGATTGTATGGGAATGCATTGACTGGTTCTCAGGGAATGGCTAATCAAGGACAAGCGGCTGGGACTTCTCAGGCTGATATGATAGCGCAGGCATTGGCACAGAAAGCAGCATATGGTTATGAAGGTCAAGCCTCTAAGAATGCTTCTAGTCCTTGGGGAAATATCTTAGGAGGAGCAGGAACTCTGGCCGCATTTGGAGGGTTAATTTAAATGTCATTTACATTCAATTCACCAAGAAAGTTGAGTCCTGAAGAAGCTAATCCGATGCAAGCTTTGATCTCTAGAGCATTAGAGACTTTTGGGAAGACTACTAAAGCGGCTAATATGCAGCGACAAATTGATGCGGATATCTTTGCAAAGGAAATAGGACCGCTAGCAACGTTGGCTGGCAGCCAGAATTTCCAAGGATTTAATCCTGAGATTAATAAAATGATCGGTGAGAGAGTTGGAGATTATATTGGAGGGCATGGAGCGAGCAGTGGTGGCGAAAAAAGCACCGAAGATAATGGCAAAAAAAAGGAGTACGATGCGGATGTTCCTGGTTATACAGCTCCAGATAAAATTTATAAAGGATTGGTTGATGCTGCAAATATAACAGAAGTTCCTGGAGGGCATGGGAATGTTATATTATCTAATTTAGCGGGAGCTGCAACCAAATTAGCGGGTGATAACCCTATATCTAATGCGCTTAATGCTTTTAATAAAAATCCTAATGCTGGAGCTGAAGCCGCGAAAGGAGAATCAATGGCAGCCGATGCAAGAAGATTTTTAAAATTACAAAACCGTTCTCCTCAAGACATAGAAGATATTGTTAGAAAAAGAGATTCAGAAACAAATATACAATATGCAGAAAGAATTAGACCGTATTTTATTGCTGGCCAAAAGTCTTCGAATGCTCCCATTACAAACATCGATCAAAAAATAGCGCGTGATAATACTGAAAGACCAGCTGGCGGAGTTGTAATACCAAGAAAATTGGCGTTAATGTCGAGCGATGATATAAAAGCGCTCCATAAGTCTCTATTGAATAAGGGTTAAATCATGGCTTACACATTAGCGCAAGTTGAAGCGGTTATGAAAGAACGCGGGATGATGCCTGAAAAACAAGAAGAAGAGCAGCCAACATTAGAGCAAGTTCAAGCAGAAATGAAGCGTCGAGGCATGGAAGTTCCTAGCAATGAATCCTCATCAACCGCTAATACATTAGCTAACGAACAAGGTGGCTGGCTTAAAGGTTTAGGTCAACAAGGACTAAATTCATTAGGAAATCTTGGCGCATCTCTCGGAAATCTTCCGGCACAAGGCATAGAAAAATTAGGTTTCGATAAGCCGTACAATATTCATCATCCTAAAGATTTACCACCTGCTCAAAATTTAGGTGAGATTGGAGGTCGTTCTATCGCAAAATCACTCCCCACTTTGCTTCCTTTTGCTGGTGCTGCAGGAACTGCTTCACTAATTCCTAAAGCTGCAGAAGAAGCCGGATTAATAGCAAAATTAATTCATGGTGGCGCGAGATTGGGGGGCGGCGGATTGGGAGGAGCAGTAACTGGTGGCGCAATCAACGAGGGTCATCGGAAAGAAGGCGCTAAAGAAGGCGCAATAGAAGGTGTCGCCGGGATTGCTATACCTGAAATATTAGGATTTGGATTAAATGGCATAATTGGAAGAGATGCAACTAAGGCTCAAAAGGCATTACAAAAAGCAATGGCTGAATTACAGCAAAAAGAAGGATCATTGGCTGCTGTAAAAGGAGAAGCGAAAGCTAATCAATTACCAACTGATATGAATGTTTATCCTCACGCTATAGCAAATAAAAATGAAAAATTGCAAGAAGCCATGCAACAACATGCAGCGAATCCAAGAGAAGAATTCCCAGAGCAAGTCTTGCATGAAGGTCATACGCAATTAGTGCCGAGAGCCGAAGAACATGTGCAGAACGTCGATAATCTAGTTTCTCGATTTTTACAGCATGGTGAGCCTAATGATGAATCATTAGCAAGACAAATTGCTCATCATTTTGAGGGTGTTCCTGGAAGGACTGGAAAGAAATCAGGAGGTTTTAAACAAGACTTAGGACGAGTTTATGATTCCATTGATAATGATTTAAAAGGCAAATTTATAACTGAGACCGGTGCTCCATCTTCTTCTTTGACTGATAAGCAATTAGAAGAAGCAGCTGAAAAAGCTTTAGGTCCTAATGCCGGGCCGAAACAAAAAGAATCGTTCATGAAGCAAGAGCGCGAACATTCAGCGCAAACAGGACCTGAAGAAAAAATTGACGCTGATAAATATTTTAAAAAATATAGAACATTAAGACTAGAAGGGAATGACGATATTGCTAGAGCTTATCGGGGCGGTTTAACTCCTGAGGCTCATGACGAATGGAAATTACGTGGAAAGAAAAAGCTTGATGAAGCAGAGAGAATGGAGCAAGTGCTCGAACATCAAATAGGTGGTGAACCATTAAGGCGTCTTAAAGCGATTAATAGGCGTTATGCCCGTGAATATGCGCCTCTGAATGAAAATGAAATTTATCAAAAGATGGTTCATGGAGAAAAGATTGATGCTCGCGATCTCGCTCATGCTTTAAGGGGTAATAGCCCAGGAAATGCTATATTAAGACAGTACATACAAAGCAATCCTGATGCTGCTTATTTAATGGCCGCGAAAGAGTTTTCCGCAAATCCTGAAAGATTATTAAATCTTAATAGAACTTCTAGACAATATATAAATGAACGCAATACTCCTGAATTGCATCATTTAATACAAGAACAAGTTCGTGCTCGCAATGCCGTTCCAATTGCTGCTGCTCAACAACATCATTTCACAGAACTTCATAAGTCCGTACAAAATGCATTCAAAGAACATCAGAAAGCAATGGAACTTACCACTAAACTTGAAAAAGATATTCCTAAATTGCAATCTGAAATTCAGAGACATACTGCAATGGAGGCTAAGCTTAGGCATGCTGAGTCTGAGAAGGGGATTTCAAAGGCTGCGCATGATAAGAAGAAAGAGGCGTTGAAAGAGGCGCTTATGAAAAAGAACAAAGCTCGATCAAGACTTCAAGGAATAATTAAGACCGGGTATTTAACTGGACTAGAAGAATACAACAGACGCAATCCTCCAGCAAAATAATGCTTGTTTATTTTTCTTTGTGCTTATATAATGCCTATTCATTAACGGAGGGGTAATTATGTTTTGGTTGTGGGTTTGCATTATATTTGGCGTGCTTTCGGTTCTATTTCCTGATGGAAGTAGTTGTTGTTGCAGTTCATCTTGTTCGTGCGGTTAATCATGGAAGATAAACTAGAATATTACATAGAGCACGAAGTTCGCATCAGAATATTAGAGAAAATATCAAGGCAGATTAATAATACTTTACGCTGGATTTTTACGGCTGCTGTAAGCGCTATAATAATTCCAATTGTTTTGAAGCATTATGGATATTAATAAATAACTTGACAGTATGAATTTCCCAAACCCTCAGGTACAATAAGAATAAAACTTATCCGAGGGTCTTGGATGGCTATCGTCGTATCACAACTCATATCAGCAGCGGTACTTCAACTTCCCTTTGTTGACAAACAAGGTGATCCCCTGACCAATGGCGTAGTAACCTTCTACCAATCAGACATGGTTACGTTCAAAAACATCTATTACCAAGCATCTCCTGGAAACTATATTGCAGCACCTAATCCTTTAACATTAAGTGGCGCTGGTACTCCAATGGATGTAAACGGCAATGACATCATTCTGTTCTATTATCCATATAGCGAAACTGATGCGAACATATCGCAGCCATATTTTGTTACCGTTTATGATGAATTTGGTACTTTGCAATTTACAAGATTTAACTTTCCTTGGATTAATGGCGGTGAAAGTGCAGTCGCAACCGTTGCGACGCTTGAGAATTATGTAATTAATAGCCGTTTTTGGAGAAATATTGGTACATTGGATACTGGAACAATAAATGTTCCTAATACTTCGACGGCTATGACTTCTGGAACATCATGGACAACACAATATAATACGACTGGTAACTATTACCATGCAAAATTATGTCCCGATCAGCATGACAGCTTTAGCATGCCTGACGTCAACTATATTAAAAACTTTAATGGAAACGCTACTGAAACAATTACTTTTAATACATTTACTACGACTAATACCCCTATATTAACCGGTGATATTGGTCCTGAATATTATATTAATTTCAATTGTTCAGCAGATACTTCAGGCTCTACATTAAAGGTATTTCAATTTCCAATATCTTTACATTTAGCAACATTAGCGGCTGAGCCATTTTCATTTACAATTCAAGGTCAAAGTATTTCAGGGACAGCAACTATTGGAATTTATATTTATCAATTCTGTGGGACTGGAGCGACATCACCAAATCCGGTGCAAATTGGTACAATTACTTTTGGTGCGAATTGGACTAAATTTACTTTGACAGGCAAAACATTTGCTGGAACCGTAGGTTTAACATTACCATCAGCAAATGGTGATGATGCCTATTATTTACAAATCGCTATGCCAACAGGTTCTACGGCAGGTATATGTAACCTGAACTTCACACTGCCATCAATCTATTTAAGTTCTACATTAAATGATATTCCTACAAATTCATTTGCGACTTACGACCAGATTGATTCGATTATTAACTCACCAAGAACAGGTGATATTCGTACATCGATGAATCAATTCTATTATTATGGTTGGGTTCCATTGAATGGTGGAACGATTGGTAATGTTGCATCGGCGGCGAATCCTAGAAATAATATTGACGCATGGCCATTGTTTAATTTGCTTTGGAATACTTTCAGTCCTTATGGTGCCACTGTATTTCCTATTTATACGAGCGGCACACAAGCATCAGCAACAACTTATGGCACAAGTGCTTTACTCGATTGGAATGCAAATAAGGCTATAGCATTATCTAAGATGATGGGTCAAGTTATTCTTGGTAATGTTCCGATGTCGGCGTTGTTGACTTCTACCGCGTTTATTCTTGGGAATAGTGATACATTTACGGCTTCTAGCTCTAGCGGTTTATTAATTACAACGGCGCAAGCAATCCAAATGTTCAAAGGTATGCCGATTGTATTTTCAACCACGTCAGGTATTTTACCAACAGGAATTACAGCCAATACCATTTATTATGTCACAGCTGATTCTAGCTATAATGGAACTACAACATTTCATATATCAACTACTTTTGCGAATGCAATGGCAGGTACTGCTATTAGCTGGACAGATAATGGAACTGCACCTAACACAATAAGCTTTGCACCATCTGGTGCAAGCGAAGGTGAATCAGCGCATATACAATTGACTGGTGAGGTTGGTCCACATACGCATCCGAATGTAGTAAATACTACAGGAAGCGGGGTAGGAAATATTCCACCAACAGGTAGCGAATTTGCTGGAAATACAGGAACCAACACACCTAACAGCGTTCCCTTTAACGTGATGCAGCCTTCCACGCTGTACAATATTTTCATGAAGCTCTAAGAGGAAATTATGGCGACTAATATACCACCATTACATTTTGGAAGAGATGACCAGTCTTATAATGCTTATGCTCCAGCCCCATCTACAGTAAAATATTCTGCAACGATTACCAATGGAAGTGCTACTAATACTACGGTACCTTCTTCCTTTGCTGTATGGCTTGTTTCATTCAGATACTATCCAAATAATGTCTGGGTTGATGTTTCAGGTGCTACAGCTGCAACTCCAGCTGGTGCCACCTTAGCCTCGACAACTTCAGAAATGAATCCAGCATCCTTAACATTAAATGCAGGAACGGTCATCAGCATGATTACGGCTCAGACAGCTGCTGATGTAAGTATTGTTATGTGGCCTGTGAGTTATCCATAATGCCTAGTCATCAACATGATTTTATGTTCGATGTAAATTTCGCTTTTGGAAATGAAAGTGTATTTACGCTTGTTGATGAAACAGCGGGACAACCTTTGCCGCCTATTGAAGGATTCTTTTTAACGCTTGCAGGCCCACATTTTGGATTATTAAACGGTCAAGACCTAACATTGCTATAAGGACGAACCATGTCAGAAAATATTGAACAAATCTATGTAGCCAATCCAATTACGACAAACGCATCTACGGATTTAATGTATTTCGGCCAATCACCTTATGGTGCAGGCGATGATGCTGCGATGCAATTTGTTAATTTCAATGCGCAGATTGTGGCAAATGGAACTGCTAATCAACTAGGCTATTATGCTTCTACTGGTAATAAGATTTCTCCGATTACTGGTGCTAATAATGGTGTTTTAATCACAAGCAATAGCGGCGTTCCTTCTTGGCTTGCTAATGGCACCCCTGGATATATTTTAGTTGCTAACTCTGGCGCACCTCCATCTTGGCAATCTCCGGCCAGTGTGGATGGATCTGTGTTGTTGGCTCCTAGTGGAGCGCAGACGATTAATACATATCCTTTGAATGTGAATGGTGGTGTTTATACGCCTGAGATTTTGGATTCGAATGGTGCGAATTTGTTAACATTTACCACTATAACTAATGCAGTAAATTATATATCTATATTTAATAACGCTACGACAATGTCACCGATATTAATAGCAATGGGAGCTGATACAAATATAGGCATTGGAATAAGAGCCAAAGGAACGTCTCCGGTAACGCTACAAAATACAGGGACAAATGTATTAACTGTAAATTCAGGCGCAGGATTTCAGCATACTACGGTAATAGATTTTCCGACAACAGCGGCCGCACAAACAGTTACATTTCCTGATGCCACTGGAACAGTAACATTGCTAGGAAATACATCAACAGGAACAGGCTCTGTAGTTCTCGCGAATACACCAACATTAATTACACCTGTTTTGGGCGCTGCAACTGCGACTAGTATTAATTTTGGTGGTAGTTCTTTAGCGAATTATGTTGCGACTACGGCGTGGACGCCGGTATTTACATTTGCAACACCTGGGAATTTGTCTGTCGTTTATTCGGCTCAGAATGCTTATTACATTAGAATTGGCAATCTTATACAAGTTAATTTCTGGGTTGGATTTACACCAACATATACCACTGCAAGTGGAGCTGCTTTAATCACAGGATTGCCAGTGGCTTCTAATGCCTCTACGAATAATGTTTCAGTTGGAGCTTTAACATCCACCGGTTTAAGTGCTGGCGCAGCTTCATTGATTCCGTTGGCCGAAATAACTGCCGGTTCATCTTCTATAAATATTAATGGGCAGACGCTAGGAGGAAGTAGTGCTAATTTGACAACTACATCATTTGTTTCTGGAGGCGCGTATTTATTAATCGGCTCTATATCCTATATGGTATAACCCACAGGCGCAATAAGCTCATATCCACGGCTTTTGCGCCTTTTCATCATCAAACAAAAGGATTAATAAATGCTAACATTACAAGAATTACAAACCAAATTAGATGCATTGAATCATCAATTACAACAAAGTGCAACTGATTATGTAAAAGCCAAAGATGCATTAGCGCAACAATTAGCCAATCATAATGCTCTCGAAGGTGCCGTGATGCTTACACGCCAAATGGTTGAAGAAGAAAAAGTTAAAGAAGGTTATATAGAGCCTGTACCTGCAGAAGAAATCCCGGTATCATAACGTTGAAGTTACCTCCATTACTTCAAACACGTGCAGTAGACTTGCGCTCTTTTCCTTCCGTTTGGGGCGCATTTTACAGGGATTTTAAATGAACAAGAAAGTATTTGCTTTTTTATTATTAATTCCTCTTTCTATTATTGCAGTTTTTATTCATTATGGAATTCATAAACATCCAATTAATGAAACTGTGATTCAATTAGAAACTATTGAAGATATTTCTGGCGATGAAAATGATGACATCGATCTCGAATGAAGAAAAATTGATTCAACAAATTACTGATCATGAAGGTAATATTCCTTACGCTTATCAAGATTCCAAAGGCTATTGGACCATTGGTCGAGGAAGGATGATCGATAAAAGACTTCACGGAGGAATATCTGATGATGAAAGTCTTTATTTGCTTAATAATGATTTAGCATCCATTCGAAAACAATTAAGTCTATTTGCATGGTTTAAGCTCCAAGACGAAGTTAGAGCTGGAGTCATTATTGAATTATGTTTTAATATTGGATTTGACAAACTGCTTGATTTCCAAAATATGATTTGTGCTTTAAAAGTTTTAGATTATAAGAAAGCATCTGCAGCATTAATTGATAGCGCATGGGCTAAAGAAGTTGGCCTCAAACGTTCAAGTGATATGCATCATCGCTTACTCTATGGCCTTTATAAATGAATCATCCTGAACGTATTATTCAAATGAATCTTGTCAACTGGCTCCGACAAAAACATCCTGAGATAAAATTTCAAGCGAATCTTGCTGAACAAAAATGTACAGCCTCTTGGCGCTCTATATTGCATCGTATGGGTATGCGTAAGGGTGTATCAGACCTTTTCTTTCCGGCTAGTAATCAAGGATTCAAAGGAATGTGGCTTGAGTTAAAGGCTGACAAAGGCCGTCCATCAAAAGAACAAATAGAATTTATTGAAGATATGAAAAGTGAAGGCTATGCTGGATTTATTACATTTGGCCATGAAGAATCGGAAGAAAAAATCAAATGGTTCTTTAGTCTTTAAATATTTTCTTGGTAATATGCAGTCGATTCCATTCGTCTTTTTTACAAATAATTTGTATGGGCGTGTAAATCTCACCCTGAATCATTTCTATCATTTTCTCTAAATCGTCCATATAAGGCCAATACTCTGATGGATTCGGTATATGTTGCTTTATAAAACGAGCATAGAATAAGTTTTTAGCCTTCTTGGATGAAGGATAATATGATTCGTAGACATCACATCGATTCGTCTTATATAGAACGTTTAGGATTGGAGGCGATGAGCTTTTTATCCAGTATTTGGCTTCAATGACATCCAGGCAGATTAAATCTGATTGACGATGAAGTTTTGCGTTTGGATCGATTAGCTCGTATTCACAATGATGGCAATATCGACTTGTGATATCGTTTTGTCTTCCGCACTCTTTGCAAACTTTCCATTCGAAATAATGATCGCATCTTTTCTTATCGATGACGCCAATGCAACGTCTTGCTGTCTCTTTATTCATCGTTTCGCAATCATGGCATTTAATACAATAATCGGCATTTTCTTGGTCTTCAGGTTGAATTGCCTCATTGATTAATGGATCATCTATATCGCCGTGACGATCCAAGTTTCCAGCGTAGTCGAGGACGAGGGCTGAATTTTTTCCGGGTGACAATCTAAGCACTCTTCCGATCCCTTGAGTGAAGAGCACAAGTGATTCAGTTGGACGCAACCAGGCGCAAACATCAAAATTAGGCACATCAACACCAACGAGCAAAGTGGCAACATTAACCAGATAATTGATTCCTCCTCTTTTAGCATCCTCAAGAATTTTCTTACGTTCTTCATGTGGTGTATCTCCAGTTATGCAAGCGGATTGTTCTAAGGGTAAAGATCGCATACATTCAGCCGCATGCTTTATTGTTGATGCAAAGATAAAGGCGCCATTACGACCTGATTCAATAACAGAAACAATCTCTCTCATTATCTCGCCTGTCAATCTTTCTTTTTGATCAATAGATTTCTGTAAATCCTTATGATTAAATTTACCAGTTTTATCGACACGTAAATTCTTCATGTCGAAGCTATCGACATTTATTTTGCCGAAGACAGGCTTGACTAGATAATTATTTTTGATAAGCCAATTCATTGGAATGGTGCAAACTTCTTCTTTGAAATAAGCTTCTTCACCGACGATTGAAATAGATTTACCACGATAAGGTGTTCCTGTGAGCCCAACTACACGAAATGAATATTGTTCTGTTTGTGCCATTAATCCATAATGATTTAAAATTCTCATATACATGGAGGAATTATCATGCGGATTAATATTATGACTTTCATCAATAACTATCAGATTAAATGGCTGCCGACTGATGTCGCCTTCATTGCGGATATTTTTGCAAATGGAGTGTGGGGAGGCGAATATTATAGGGTTTTCGAATTCTTTGGAATCAAGGCCAGCACAATAAATGCCGCATTGTCCATTCTGGAGTTTATATGTCTCTGCATTTTGTTGTATCAACGTACTGCTCAGCGTCAAACAGAGAGCACGCCATCCAGCACGCTCGATGATAAGTAGAAGCTCTGCAATAATTAGTGATTTTCCGGCTCCTACACTAGCATTTATAAGCAATGGATGCGTTGTTTCTTTTAAGCGTTTTCGAAGCTTATCGAGCGCTTCTTGTTGATATGGCCTTAACTTCTTGATGAATGACAAACTCCCTTAAACGAACAACTCCGACAAGCAAAATACAAAGGACTATTGCTAATCTTAGCAGGAGGTATTTCAGCCTCTGAAATCATTCGAGCCTTATTCTTCAATACATCATAAAAAGCTGCATTAAACAAAACCTTCTCATCATGCAGCTCACTTGTGTCTTTATTTAAAGCAATAACATAAGCCTCATGAATTCCAGACATTCCCATATATGATTGAACCTGAGCGTAGTAAGTTGGCGACCATTTTAGTAATCCATCTTTGACGAATATATTAAAACTGGAATTTCTTGCGGTTTTTACTTCGATAATTGCACGAGGCTTCATGAGCATCGCATCAATATGACCTCTGAATATAGGAATTTCTCGATCACAAAATTCATCCCAATCTCTAACTATCTCCAATCCTGATTGCACAAGAATATCTAGGACCAATCCTTCTAAGCGCTTACCAATAGCAAAAGTTCTCTGCAATTTACGAGGAATTGGTTCACCAGCTACATTCTTAAATTTGTACCATGTTTGACGCGCACATGGATTGCCAATAGAGCTAGCGCCGATATAATCTCTAGATGGTGATGCGGCATCTTCCCCTAGAATAGCCGCATCAATTAACTTGGTTAGATGGCCTTTCATATTAAAATGGAATGTCGTCTTCAAGAGCAGGAGTAGATATTCGACTATTCCTGGTCAATGCAGAATCATCATTAACGACTTCTCTTGTAGCATATATCTTGGACTCACCTGTTTTTGATTGAAATCCTGCGGCTGGATGAATTTCACTTACATAATTATAAACTTTACCCTCTTCATTAGGCTTTGTTTGCATGATTTTAATGCCTGCAATCTTGTTGGCAAACAAATTCAAATCATCATCATTAGGTGGTAAATCACCCGCTGGTTTGGAGATACCAAATAGCTTATAAATAAGCACCATCATATTCAAAGCTTTGTGACGAACCTTTGGATCTTGATCAAATGCTTTAATCTTTTGGAATGTATGCTGACCTTTGAAATCACCT